CAGGACAAGGCAGCGAAGAACATATGTATTGGGGCATTGAAATGACCAGTCAAGATCTTCTCACCAATGGATAAGAACAATCCACTAGTGAAGGCAGCAAGAACTCTGTGTATTCCCAGCATTTCTGCAGAGTACTTGATGACAGCGCGAATCAGTTCCTCAACTCCAGCCGAAAGGAAGATCGTTCCAGTCGACTGTGGAAACCACGCAGCTGCGACTACTTTCATCGAGCTTGCGCGGAGACTTAAATAGGCAATTAACATTGCTGTTATGCTATTTAACGTTGAGGTACTGATGGAGAAGAAACCCGTGAGCGGCGAAGAAACTAAGGATCTAAGAGTAGAGCCTGCATAGAACTTGATAGTATCCTTACTGAAGAATGACCTATTCTGCTCCGTTATTCGTTCGGTGATGACGCGTAAGGCGGTGTCATGAATTAAACCTTTGACCACAGAATCCATACGGGCATTTATGTGAGGCTTAATCAGAGAATAATTAGGGATCAACAACTTATAAGAGTTCTCGTCATTATTCATCCGTTTGAACAACTGATCTGGAGTAGTATAGGAACTACAGGGAATATCTTTCAAATACCGATGCAGATGGGCTGAGTAGTAACTCTGTTGAGTTACTTCCCACCCCATCTTATCTCGCTTGTCTGCTAAATAGTGCGAATAAGGTTTAGAACCCTTAAGCGCTCCATTTATGGTTATGAAACAACCGAGATTCGTTTCTTCTACATGGCAAGGACGTACCATGTCGATCAAGGGAAGTGGGTGATGGTAAATATCCACATCGTTACACGGTGCATGTGGATACGCAGTAACCATACCATCACGAACATAGTAATATCCCGTCGACCCAAACGAACCATATAGACCAGGAAAGGCATGGCCCCTCCACCATATGATGTGTTTGGCAGGAATCTTATCTATGAACTGTCCTACAGTTAGGGACCCACAATAGTAAATATCACCAAAGTATATTACCGTTGGCTCGACATTGTCAAGCTCTTCCGCTAATAAATCCGGGGTGATAAAGCGCAATTGTGCATTCCGTTGTATGACACCAACTTGGCGATTCGCATCTTTTGGGTCAAAACACCCGAAAGATACATAATCCACCCTTCCTCTCCGAGGAAAGTCTTGTGAATCCTTTGCGATAGCTTCTACGTCTCGCGGCGAAGGGCAAACTATCAGCAATGGCCAATCTCTAGAGTTTTCCACAACTCTCTTAGTTACTACTCGACGAAATTCTGCCGAAATTCCGTGAGGATTGGATGAATCAACTGAGTTAGCCTGATCACTAACCCATACCAGATTTGAGAGGTAGTCAGGATAAACAACCTCTTTTCGGATAGGAACTCGAATATCTGATATAGTAACATAAGGGATACTCTTAGGGACGGGATTCACAAGAACTGGGACACCTCCTGAAGGAGGTGGAGAAGAATTAACAACCACCGGACCATTAGAGCTAGGTGGTTGGGTACCAATCAAACTATCAACCCCCTTCTCCGGGGTTGATAGGGGAGGGGTCTCTCCTCT